CTTCGGCGACATAGTGGGCAATCGTTTCACGAAAAATTTCCTTAGTATACTTCTCTGTGCAATAACGAAACTCTCCCTTGTTTAGGTAGAAGTCATGCTCTTTCAAATAATCATATAGTTCTTGATTCATTGCCAATTCCAATCGGGATATAAATTTTTCAACTTACTTATATAATCTGATACTATTATAGAATTCTCTTCCCAACTAACAGATGGTTCTAATTCTCTTGTAACCAATTTATCTTTAGTATCTTCATTATATTGCTGTACTGCTGTTTTAAAACTAAAAGAAATTCCATCAGGCGGTTCACCTATATTATCTTCTAATTTTTTATAAAACTCTGCTACTAATTTTTTAGTAGGATAATTTTTTTTGTTATATGTTAAATACCACGTAGGGGTATAAGTGTCACCCACTTCAATATATTCCAATCTATCTTCAATTTTAGAAAAGGTATGTTTCCAATTATTATATGAGCCTATACCTAAAGTATTAAAATCTGTTGAATAGACAGCAGAGCTCCCAGTATATAATCCATCTAGAAATCCAAGATCCCCACTATACATTTCATACCAATCTACATTCTTTTTATATATCTTGCTTTCTTTAAATATTTTATTACCATCATCATCACAAAAATCATTGAATGGATTATTACGGTTTCTAGGACATTTAATATATTCTAAATTATTTTCCAAAAACTCGTTAATAACTTGTGTAACAGCAACATCAAATGCTCCCTTCTCATCAAAAATAGTTTGCACACTAATTTCTGTAATGTTATGATCGGCAAGAGTTTGCATATCTGAGGCAAGTCTATTTAAATTTCCAAAAAAGATAACGTCAGACATTGTATGTAACCCTACAGAATTAGCATACTCTATAAACTCATAAATTACTTCTGGACTTTTTGGTCTCCGTCGTCCTTCTTTTCTTAACATTTCATTATCAAAAGTTTGAACACACGCTATTACAGTATTAAAATTATATTCGTTCAGAACATCTAACTGTTCTCTAGTCCAATCACACATATGAAATTCCATCACCTTACGAGGAATTTCTTTAAAATTTGGTATACAATCAAATATGTCTCTCATTGTTTCAGGAGACATTAAAGATGGAGTGCCACCACCAAAAAAGTAACAGTGTATAATCTCTGAACTCAATACTGGTTTATAGAACTCTAATAATTTTGGCAAGTAATCTGAATAGTATCGTTTAAATGCTGCCTTATTATATAGTGTACCCTTAAAGGTGCAATATTCACATTGCTCCTTACAAAATGGACTGTGAATATAAACTCCAGTCTTATTTTTTGTATTCTTCCAGCTTTGTAATACTTCAAATTCTGAAAAATATATCATCCAAACAACGCCTCTAACGTCCTTTGTGTTCCATAACTTCTATCAACATTCCATCCTATCTGGTCTAATATGAATGTCAACGGTTCAACGAAACTCTTATCAAACATTATATCATAGTTTATCGTTTCTTGCAAGTCAAATTCTTTTGGAAGTTTTGTCATAAATGAAATGACATTAGCCTGCATACTATTCGGAGTCCGAAGTTCTATAAATTTTATCTTATCACCTTCTTGTATAAAAGGATACTTGTGTGATAGCTTATTCTTTTTCAATAAGAAATTATATATCAATGCACCCTTAATATGCATAGGACACCTTTTCTTAAAGATTGATGAACTATCTGCCCACTTCTTTACACCGTTACATGATCTTGGATATGCAATACGTTCAGCTGGCATATCCATAAACTCTTTACGAAAATCTTGAATGAATGTATTTAATGTTATCTCATTTTCATTAATAATGAGTTTCAATGCCTCTCTAATCTTATCACGACAAGGTTCTGGAGTCGAGGATTTTACTGCCTCGATACCCATCACCTTTAGTTGGGGTTCTGCATATCGTACACCTTCACTATCATGGACATTTAAAATATATCGTTTCTTGGCTGTCCATATACCTTTATCAGCAATAACTTCTCTTGCCATTTCCATCTTTTGTTGATATGCATTTACATACTCAGCCAACTCCTCAAAACATTTTGTAATATAAGGTTCTAATTTTTCCTTTGCAACTTTATCTAAAAAGTCTACAGGATTCTTTGGATTAATTTTTGAAACCAATTCATCAAACGTAACATAAATCGAATCTGTATCAGATGCAATAATATAATCAACATCAGTTGTCGATAAAACTTTATTAAGATATTCATTAACCTTATTCTCAATCCAACGAATACTTAATTGACCCGATGTGGTTATAGCAGTTGCCATCTTCTCATCATAATATCGAAAATATTGATTGCCAACAGCACCATATGCACTGTTAAGAGCAATCTTACGGGCCATCTGAATATTATTATACTTTGAAACTTCGTTTAAATATTTTTTATCTTTAGTATCTTCATACTTCTGTTTAGCTTCTAATGTCCATTTTTTAAACTTCACCCGGTCACTATAAAACTTCTCCATCAATGCAGGAAGAAACCCTTGTTGGTTTGTACGAAATCTAGCTCCATTCGGAGTCACTGTAAATCCATCATCAGGTATATCAACTTCTTTCTTTAACATCTTTTCAACATTAACCTGACCATTACCTTCTTTTGCCATTGTTTCTGGTGAAATATTATACTGCATAATCAAATGTGGATATAGACTGTTTAAGTCAAAAGACATTACCCAATTATGTAATCCAGTTTGAGGTTCTTTTACATACGCACCTTCATACTTTGCATCTTTTCTAGATGGTTTTTTCATAGGTACTATAAAATTTTTCTCTCTTAAAAAATTATACATAATAACATCCCACATACGAACCTGTGAGAACACATCGTTTGGATTAATCTTGGCTTCATACGCCATTGTTAAATGTAACTCAATGAGTTTCATTTTATCTTCAAGACGATCTACCAATTCAACGTCCTGTATATTGTAATCTACGAACGATTGATAATCGTTTGTATACCAATCTCGGAATGTTTCATGTGGGTTTTCATGTTTAGTTTCACCTAACTCTACATATGCAATATGATTTAAAGCATATGACTCCTGATTGGTGTAAGTATATTTTTTATACAAGTCCATATAATCAAGTATAGAAACACCTAAAATATCGAACATAAGCATCTGTCGATTTACCATATGCGCCATTCTTGGATGTACAACACTCCATGGTGACAATCTTTGTATTTCTTCTTCGCCTAGAATTTTTGTAATTCGATTGCAAAGATATGGAATATCAAAGAACTTAACATTCCAACCTGTAATGACATCTGGACCAATATAGTCCCAGAATTCAAGGAATTTTTCTAATAGATGTTTCTCATCACGACAATGAAAATAATTTACATCTTTACGATCATTAGTATAATCGTGCAGACCCCAAACAAGAATCTCTCCATTAGCATGATTCTTAACCGTAATACAAAGCATCTCCTCTTCGGCTAATTCAGGATCAGGAAATCCATTATCACAACGAACTTCAATATCTAATGTAAGAATAAAAAGTTTATCTATATCCCAATCAACAACACCATCATAGTTCTCAGCGATCCATGTGTATGGAAAACGCTCCATGCCGAAAACCAAATTTGGTTGTTCGTCGTATTTTTCTAGAAAGGATTTAGCTTCGTATATAGATTCACACTTATACGGAGCCACGTAATGTCCTGTAAGAGTCTTAAACTCTGTTTCTTTTTGCACAGGAACATAAAAGGTCGGTTGATATTTGACCTTATGTTTTATTCGCTTACCATCTTTAAATTCACGGACAAGGAGCTTGTCAGCTCTTTGCAATACATTAATATAAAAATCACTCATGCATCCATTATAACATAAAAATTAAAATAAGTCAAAGGCTCCCTTCTCAAAAGTTCCATCCGGCTCTACACCATGTTTAGTTGAAACTACAAAAGTTTTAGCTGGGTTAACCATAACATTAGCCCTTCGCATAAATCTTTGATTCATTAAACATTTAGTTACCTTATGACTTCTATCATCTACTATAAATGTTACGTCATTATATACTCGTCCATTAAAATCTATATCTAAATGTATTGAAGGACGTTCTATAGGAGTTTTAGATGACCATGACCATTTTCCCTGTTCATACTTCTGCATCTTAACTAAATCGTGTTTAAAGGTTTTACCATTATTTTTCCATATAACCTTTTTATCCTTTACTTCCCATTCATCACAGTGCATTATAGCCCGAGCACTATTGCCAGTATCAAAATTAGCTACAATCTCACCTACGCCCAAAATTTCAAGTCTTTCAAATCTACCTACTTCTAATGCTACAGGATGCCTATTTTTAGGATTCTGAAAATAATCTAAAAGTTCTTTAACAACATTTATACCAGTTGCTTTCTCTATACCTTCTGTACCTGGAGAATGATTAACTTCTAAAATATAAGGAGGTTCTTTTTTTGGTTTTTGGCTAGGTATAAAATCAACAGCTGTCCAAACTCCACTTACAGCCTTTGCTGCTAATAAACTTTGCTCAATTTCTAATGCAGTTAATTTATACTCTTTTACTTTAGCACCTTGTGAAAAATTACTTCTAAAATCTCCTTCCAAAACTTCTCTTGACATAGCAGCTATAACAATATCATTTAAAACTATAACTCTTACATCAAAATTTGTTTTTATATACTGTTGAAGTAATAAATCAGCATCTGGATCTTGTTTGAAAAGTAATTGTACAACAGCATCTAAAGACCTTTCAGATTCTATGAATACAACACCTACACCTTTTGATCCTTCTAATGTTTTCAAAACTAATGGAAAATCTACATCTAAATTTTCTACTGCTTGTTTAACACTTTCTTGATTTGGTATCAATGCTGTTTTAGGTTGTGTTAAACCATCCCTTTCAAGTCTAATAGCAGCTCTATACTTATCAGAACATACAGCAATCGTATCTCTACTATTAACCATAGTTGCCCCGGTTCTTTCTAATTGAGATATCAAAGCTAGCCAACTCAATTTCATCATAGCCGGACCACGCACTATTACTATAGTATTAGTATCTACTAAAAATCCTTTAGGATCATCTTTATTATAAACTCTATGTACATTTTCAACAGATTTAAAATAAGCTCCATCTATAGACACTATATAACATTCAATTTTTTGTTTTTCACACTCCTCTAAAACTCGTCTGGCTGTGCGAAAATACTTATGGTTTTTTGGAGCATATGGTCCCTTTCCAGCCTCAGAAACAACAACCACCTTATATGGGTCTGGTTTTTTAGATTCTTTTTTCTGTTCTACCAGAGTCTTTCTGGCATTACGAACCATTTGGAAGGACTTGCTCATACTGTTATTTATGATAGTAACAGTTTCTTTCCCATCATTGGAGACACCTCTATACCAGAACCATAAACTTTACGGTAATTATCTTCTATATCTTCAGCTGGTTCTGATATTGTTACAACCCAACTTCTTGAAACAGTAAATTCCTTACTCCTACTAAAAGGTTGCCACGGCACCATACCCATCTGTACAGCATTATTAGCTCCACCAGACATGGGCATGAGTGCCGCAGGATCTTTTACGTCTATAAATTCTTCGTTTTCTTTTGTTATTTCGCCTACTACATCTTCACCAGATTTCATTCTAATCAATTTTATCATAATCTATTCTTCTCGTTTCTTTCCTATGTTATATTTTGTTTCTAGAGTCCATTCATCTTTTTCTTTAAATGAAATTATTTTTATTTGTGATAATGGAGCTCTAGGTTCTGACAATCCTAAAACTTCTACTAAACCCCAATCTTCTAACAACCCCGTTATAGTGTTTCGCCTTTCAATATCATTTTGTGATAAGTTTGTAGCCTTACCATCTAAAGCAAATAGTTCCTTAAAATGAACTATATAATATCTTCCTTGTTTGTGTAATATATGACATGATTGGTATAATTTACGTTCTTTTCTAGAAGCGACACCTATGCGGGAAAGAGTTTCACGAATTTTTAAGAAATCATCAGGTTCACCTAATTTGATCTCTAGCATTAAGCCAGGATCCCAGTCAACTTCTTCCATGTTTTCCACCTCGATCAATTGTTCTTTTTATTTTTTCAAGCTGTTCATCATTTAGTATGTCAAGCGCCTGTCGAGCCTTCTCATTATTATATCCATAATATTCTTTAACATACTCAAGATTTTTAATCTTACTAGACCTAATCCACTTACTAAATCTTTTTTTAAGTCCTATACTATTTAGAAAAAACTGAAATTGCAATTGTTTATCGAGGTGGTGCATCTTATTCATCTCATTAACAAATAAAATACAATCAGGAAAAGATGATAATGCCTTATTCACTATAAAGGCAGGGTATTTCTTTTCCCAAAATTCATCATCACTATCCATCAGATCAATTTTCTGATGATTGATAGCATTCAAATAATCTTTTAATTCATACATTATATAAAGTATACTTCACTGTTAATTCTTCTCCGGAATCTATATCTCTAATAGCTTTTAACCACATTACACCTACTTCTTCATGTATTACTTTTTCACAATTAGGTTCATCGCTATGATTAATAAATCCTCCCAAAGGTGTTCGTACATATCCTCCTGGAAAATAATCATGTTTAACCCAACCTAGACCAATAATTCCAGCTCTTAAATCTTTAGTTGCAAATGCTCCTAGACCATCTATTGTAGATTCGGCAACTGTCACCCCTTCAGGTAAAGGTTTATAATTCATATTCTTAAATTCATCATTTTATTAAATTGTTTTTTGTAATCATCACGACTCATTAAAACTGAAAAATAATTTTCTCTTATTTCCTTTAATAATGTATCATATCCTTCTCTTAATGTCAAGCACTTGGTCTTAAATTCTTCAAATGAATTTACCCTTTGCCAATCCAAAATTCGATATGTATTATTAATATCATATTCTCCCCACACAAAAGGAATTAATCCTACTGCTAAAGATTCAACATATCTTGAAGTAGTAGCCGTTGGGTCTTTCCAATTAAAACAAACTGTACACCGTGCATCTTTTAATATTGCAAAAAGTTTATTCCAATCTCTCACCCATCTATGATCTCTAATGACTCCACTAGGAAAACCACCAATCAAAATTTGAGTTAGGTCTTTGTCTCTATATAATTTACGAATAAATTTTTGTCGATCATTTGCATCTGTTTTCATTCTGCCCCAATAAGCAAAATCATTTTTAGGCAAACAAGAATCAGTTAGATAGTTATGCATTTTAGAAACGAAATGATATCTCAATCCATGAATATTTCCTGAAAAATCTATTTCATCTATAGTTGTAAATGATGCAATATTAACCCCTTTAAAAGTTTCGTTTCTGTATAACTCTTCCGTATCTGCTCTATCTGAACGAAGCATAATTATATGCTTACCCTCTATGTAAGGTTTCAATTCTTCCATATACTTTTGAGAAGTTTCTAAATCTTTTGGATTCATTTGAAGCTCACCATGATATCTGAATTCAGCTTCACTTGGTATTATCCAATAGTCAGATTCTTGTAAAGTTCTCTTGGGTTTTTGTTTTGCATCAAACGACATATTGTAAGTTTGAAATTCCAAATCAGGCCTTGTCTCCATCCAATTAACCAAACAATAAAAGTATGGGTCTAAAGTGTGATTATTGAAACCAGTATACGTTACATTGGATCTCAATCTTGCAATTGTAACTTTCATAAATTACCAGCTACATTCCAAAACAGATTAATTTTTTCAGCATCATAATTTTCTAACATAGGTTTCCAAACTTTAGCATCATATTCTCTCGCAGATGGAAATGGTGGAAGTTCCTCATCTTTACAAGCCTGGTCAAATTTATATTTCACTGGATGAATAGTAGCGTTTCCTACCTCATGTTGTTCCATCTTATGACCAGTTTGAACACAATGAAACTTAGCATCAGGCCAAGCTAATTGAAGTCCTCTAGATAGAGTGCCACTAGAACCAACTGTCCAAACCACTTCTGGTTTCACATCTAACTTTCTAGCAATTTTTATAATTGCTCCAAAACAAATATCATGTTCTAAACCAATTGAAACATTCATCCTTTCAGTAGGCTTCTCCATAACATACCATTTTGCATGGGCTTTGGTAACATTTAACATACCCATTTTAACCCATTTGATAATGCCACCATACTCCATATATTTTTCTTGATGTTCTGTTGGAACTTTTCTAGCAGCATAAAATGATACGGCAGTTTTACCGTATCTCCTACAAAGATATGCTAAACTAATATTTCCCCAACCTACTTTATTAGAACCACCATATACAAATTCTTTAACTGGTGTGTCTTTAATCAGTTTATCAGCAAATCGGACTTTAGAACCACCTTCTAATAGGTCATCTCTTACAACATAGATGCCATTATGTTTTTCTATAACTGGTGCTGGATTTGGGTCTTCCCAATCTCTAACTAAATCAAGAAAATAATCTGAACCGAATAAACTCATCATTTTTGAAAAATAAAAATTGGTTCATACTTCGGTTCTCCTGTTTGCGATGATAACTGCAAACGCCATGTATCAATATGTTTAAAATGTAACATTCTAGCTAACTTTAAAGTTTCTTCTTCAAAATTTTTAATTCGTTTTGTATTTGCAACATTCAAAGCTAAAATGCCACCAGATTTTAATCCATAATGGCACCGATCAATTGTGTTTAATAAAAAACCATTCAACCATTCATCCGTTGTTGGATATTTTTTAAACGATTGTGTTTCTTCCTCTGAATATTTTTCCCAATCAAAATACGGCGGAGATGTAAAACATAAATCAACTTCACAATAAGGCGGCCAGAAATCTTCACTTCCTTCTTTGTACAATTCTATAGTTCTATTTGAACTTCCCCATTCTTCTTTTATTTGTTGTAAACCTTCATATGTTTCTGTACACGGATCAGTTCCTATATAATGTACATCTGCAGCAATCGCACCAAACAATCGGCCACCATAACCACAACTCATATCCCAAGTTACCCCTGCTTTTGTTCCAAGTAGTGATGAATATTTCTCTAAAAACTTATCATACATCAAAGCTGCCGCTGTTGGTCTGAAATTAGAAACTGCTTGTGTTCCAGAATATCTCCGTAACAAAGACCTCATAGTTGAATTTGATATATTATGATATTCTTGCTGCTTCCAAAAAGTACCTTCTAATAATTTTCTAATACCTTTCTTGAAATGCTCTTCATCATTCCAAATCTCCATAGGAGTTTTCATTTGGCCACATTTGATACCCCAATGATGTGGCATATAACTCCATGCTAGAGATAGGCCGTGTGAAGATGCCCCTACTACTTTTTGTTTTGGTTTGAGAAGTGTGGATCTACCAAACCGAAGTAGTTTTGCAAATTCCTTCTTACGCCAATTGTAATCAGTAGGATAATGTGGAAAACCTTTTTCTTTCCAATCATTATAAACATCATCTATTAATTGATCTGTTATTTGTATTGGCATATCAATTCACTTAGCAAACAAATAATTGTATGAACCCATTTGTGCAATTTCTTCATAGCCCCTATCTAGCAACCAACCATAAGCGTTGATATCTTTCTTGAGTTCCTTTTTAAGTATCTCAATAAAAATAATAGGAGCATAAACATCAATAGTATCTTTAGCTCCTTCTAACATAGGCATTTCATGTCCTTCTACATCTATCTTCATAAAGTCCACCCTAGATAAATTGAAACTATCTAAAGTTTGTGTTGATATCTCTATTTCCGTACTTGTTCTCAACTGACTTGGATTATATTCAAGACTAGACGTACCAGAATGTCTTGCCTGTTTCATTTTCACTACTTCAGATTTATTAGATAAAGCTAATTCATTTAGTTCTACATTGGTGAATGTCTTTGTATTAGCATACCAACATTCAACATGGTCGGGTACAGGCTCAAAAGCAATAACATCGGTAAAAAGTTGTGCTAACCTTATTGTCCAAATACCAACATGAGCACCAACATCTAAAGCCGTATGCCTATTAGGAACATACTTCATAGCTTGAAAAAACTGATTATTCTCATATCCTTCACACCAAGTTGGATCGTTATCTATATCTGGTAAATAAATCTTTTTGTCTCTAGTTAATTTCATTACTTATCTCGTCCATAGCGGAATCCCAAATTCTTTTAATGCAGCTTGTCGCAATTGCTCAGGCATAGGAATAAAATTGTCTGACTGTCGCTGTTGTGCGGCATAATTTCTCAGTTCATGAACTAACCATGGTGAAAACGACCTGGTGTCTTTCCAATCCGTGTTACAGTCGTAACACATCATCAAAATATCCCATATTTGATACGGTGATTCATTGTCAATACGATCTATAGAGCAGGTAGGCATCACATCAAAATGTGGATTATCTGGATTCGCTGTATTTTTATTTAAGCCGTACCAGAAATTTAATCTGCGATTACAAAAAGGACACGCATCTGGTATCATCTTTCGCATATCATCTTCATGTTCCTTCAAATTTCTCCGATGATGCTTTCTACTACCTCCTGTAGCATTCAAACGACTACCTGTAAGCTTACCATGTAACCACATCCATTTACGAATAGGATGATTCATAAAAACAGATATTCCATGTTTCCGTGCTATTTTAATACCTTCATCAAAATACTTCTTGTGTTCCCATGTAAGTTGTTCATAGTGTGGATAAGGAAACTTATCTTCATTAGTCAACTCTAACCCAGGTAAAGTAGATCCCGTCTCCAACTCACCTTCATTTCTCTTTTTAGATAGTCTGTTACTCCACATCATTTCTAATTCCTATTTGAATTGACATTGTGTCATTATCTCTGTTAAACACGCCAATAGATTTACTTCTGAATCAGCTACAAATGCAGAATAATATTGATACTTGCCCAATACTAACACTGCTGCAGGTATACTACCTGGCTCCATATAATCATATAATTTTTCATACACCTTTCTAAAAATTTTCACAGGATCATTATCTATATTATTTACAACCCATTTACGAACATTGCCAAACTCTTTATTCTTTAAATGTTTCATCAACTCTTTCATGTTGACTTCAGCAATGTTTACAAGAATGCCAGAATCAATTGTACCACTGACACTATATCTCTGTAGCTCATTCAACACTCTCCGCCAATCGGGAAAGTGTTTCATAATCAATTCGGCTACTACGGGTTCTTCAAATCCTATACCTTCAGTTTTAAGGATATCTTCTACCCTAGTCATAAACTGAGAAGCAAGAATAGCTTTGTTCCCATTAATCTTAAACTCTACTACAGCACATCGAGAATGTAATGGCTCTATGATTCTATTCTTATAGTTACAAGTAAAAATAAACCGACAGTTACGATGGAATTCTTCAATGAATCCTCGTAATGCCGGTTGGGTTGATTGTGGATTTAAATAATCAGCTTCGTCTAAGATGACTACCTTTCTACCGCCCTGTAATGATACAGTCGATGCAAATGTCTTAATCTTATTTCTTAATACATCAATACCAGATTCTTCTGAACCGTTGATTATAATATAATCACAATGCAATTCTTCACATACTGCTCGAGCAACTGTAGTTTTACCTACACCAGAACCCCCGGCCAGAAGAAGATTTGGAATCTCCTTTTGACCTATAAATTCTATAAATGTATTTTTGATTGATTCGGGAAGAATACAATCAGTTATCGTTCGAGGTCGATATTTCTCTACCCATAGGAATGTTTCTTTCATCATGTAATGCCTTCTCGCCACACCAAGGGCAAAACCATTTACGGCTTTTTGCCCCCATAAAATTTTCTACCGCAATACTCCACCACCCCTTACATTCTTTGCAAGAAAAGTGATAGAGTAATTCAATACTAATCACTAGGAGCTTCTAATGCAATATAATAATCAATCTGTTTAGACTTATTCTTCCAATGTGATACCAAAGCCTCTGACGAAACTGAAACTTCATAATTACCAGGAATCATTTTTAGATTTTCAATCTTATAGTTGAACTGAAATGCCTTATCACCATCATGTTCCCATGATTCTTCAAATTGATTTGATGTTGTATTTTTCAAATCTGTTACTGCCATAGTAACAGCCTGTGAAGTTCCTGTAAAAACTAAATCAGGTAATTGCATCACGGCCGATGCCTTTGTAACTTTTGACATGGCGTCCTTTGTCACTTCAAACTTAACATCTGTGTCTGGTGCATTAAAAGTTTCTGGCGGGGTCACCAATATAGATGGGTCAGAAAAGAAATACTGAACTTTTGAATGCCCACCCCTAATTGTTAAATAACTGTCGTTATTAAATTCTATCTCAGGATCATTTGCTAGAGTCAAAACTCCAAGAAATTCATTTAAATCATAGATGCCAAATCCTTTTGGAAAAGACTCTACAATGTCTGCTTCACCAAGAATATTTTTCATAGTAGATATGGTTCTCACCCTGGTACCTTCTTTAATCAAAAGATTTTGATTAATAGTAGAAAAATTCTTTAAAATATCTACTGTATCATTACTTAACTTCATTTTCACTCTCCGTATCATGTATATGTAACATAATTATTCCATAATGTAAAATTTTCATAAGGTCTTTGCGACTCTTACCATTTTTACGCCCGTATCGCTGAGCATATTTTAAAATATTGCCCAAACAAAATCCTTCACCATGCCCACAATCTATTATAAATTCTGTAGATTGATATTTTCTCTTTGCATAATGACTATTATAAGTTGCATCAATATATTCACGCAACTCACCTAATACTTTATCTTCGCTAAACTTATATGGAAGGTCTGGGATTTTTACCACTTTCATAATATTATTATCTCATATTTTAATCAAATTGTCAATAGGAAATGGGGCGGCATTGCACCGCCCCACATCAAGATTATTAACTAATCTTCAATAATCGAGGCTTCTTCTCCTCGGGAACAACTCTCTCTAATTCAATCAAGAGCATTCCATTTTCCATCTTGGCATCGTTTACTACGATATCATCAGCCATCGTCCACTTACGAGTAAACTGACGATATGAAATACCACGATGTAAAAGTTCACCGCCTTCTTCGTCCTTCTTTTCTTTTGTACGAACTGTCAGGACACCTTCAGCAACTTCAATTTCAAGATCATCTTTGCTAAGGCCTGCAAGGGCGATTTCAATGACAAAATTGTAGTCTCCATCCTTACGAATATTGTAAGGTGGGAACCCAGTTGATTGCACCTGGTGTGATGCATAGTCTTGTAACCGGTCAAAGACCCGGTCAAATCCTACTGCATAAGGGGTGAATAAAGTTCGATCAAAGTGATCGAATACGTTTGCTAGTGCTGTGCTTGTTACCATTTTAATTTCCTCCTATTAAGCAAGGTTTACACTACTACAGAAGTCCCGAAGGCACTTCCATTTCTATTTATAACCAATACCAGGTTATAAGTAAAATAAAAATCCAAAAGCCCCATTTTCTTACTGTCAAACTTATTAATTCTCTGAATTGTGCATAAAATTTTAACTTATTCATCTTACCAGATTCAAAATTTATTCTAGCTGCTCGGACCAATTCTTCACGAACTATTGGGGGTAATTTCGGCTCGGATATATCTATCCACTCTATAAACGGTTGTTTCACTTCTTCTAATTGTCTTTTTGGAAATACTTGTGAAAAGGCTGTATTATATACCGTTTTAGGTGCCCATTTTTCACAATAAGCTATTAGCCCTACTAAATCTATATCAGTCAATGTTCTAAAATCTGGATCTACTTTTGGTAACATATTAGGTTCTCTTAATATTAAAATTTATTACTATTCTAACTTTCTCATCAGTTTGTGTAGTTCCGTAATGTTCACACGTTCCATCAAATGCCACCAATTGGTTCGCTTTTGATGGTATTACTCTATCACCCACAACTGTAGTACCGTTATTTTCGTTAACCTGATATACCATTGTAACATAAATATCGGGGTCTGTCAAGCCCGGGAAGTCTGTATGTACCCCAATAGCCGCAGATTTCCCTTGATTTGTGTACATATTTGCTTTAACTCTTAACACCCCTATAGGGTTAGGAAATCCAAAAGTTTGTTGCATTTTCCATAATACAGGCTTCATATATTCTTCCGTATATTTAGATATTACAGTTTGGGGAGCTGACGGTACGGTCGTTGATCCTTCTTCACCCCCAAATTCTTGAATAAAACAATGCACGAACATAAAATTTTCATCTTTAGGTACACCTGTATCTTGGCCGTCCTCATCAAAATAAGTTGCTGTAGGTGAAATAAAATACCAATCAAAACTATTAGATAAAAACAAAGATTCTAATTTTTTGTGCAATTTCTTATCTAAGAAATTTTCAATTACTTGTAGTTTCATTCCTCTTTCTAACCCTTTGCAATTTCTTTAATGCTTTTTTAGCTTGTTCTAAATGATATCTGTCTGCCTTCCGCAAAAAGGTAATACCTTCTAAATGGTCTATTTCATGCTGAATAATTCTAGCTGTCATTCCAGCAAATTTTTCATAACACTTATTGCCTTCTTCATTCTCCCAAGTCAATACAATATATGTCGGTCGTTTAATCTTAATAAACAACCCAGGATAACTCAAACAGCCCTCAATCATTAAAACTTTTTCATCAGAAAATTCTGTGATTTCTGGATTGAAAAAAACACTATTAAAATCCTTAGCTTCGTCTGACTCAAAATCTCCCATACCCATTACTATTGCTCGTGTATTAATCCCAACCTGTGGAGCTGCAAGACCTACTCCACGACCTTTAAATCGTAGTTTATGTAACTCCTCTGCTAATTCATATGGGTCCATAATCGGATTATTAAAATCAAATGGGTCACATTTCTGTCTTAATATAGGATCAAATTGGTCTACTAATATCATGTTGTTACCTTTGTAAAATTCTGTACCTTTTCAAATCTAATTAGACTGTCAAACTTATCAACATTCAAATCGGACTTGTGGCTGATTAAAAATATATTCTCGTTACTTAAAGTATTTAATATCTTTAAGAATTCATCTGTACCATTCACATCTAAACTACTATCAAATATCTCATCTAGTATTAGTAGATTAGTGTTGGTACTATTCTTCATCTTGGCCACCTGTCTCCATGTAAAGAGGAGTGCCAAGTCTATTCTCATTTTCTCACCTTCACTAAAGTTTGCATAAGCAAACTCATCTCTGTAACGTGACTTAATCTTCTCATTAAACTGTTCATCTAATTCAAACTTGACTTGAAACTCCAACTGATTCAAATAGCTGTTCACCAACTTATTCATGATAGGTAAATACTTCTTAATGATCTTGGTTTTAATTCCCGAGTCCTGAAGCAGCTGCTTCGCAATGTTGAGGTAGTTGGCTTGGTCTTGGATCTTTTCTTTCTCTTTCCTAATTCGTTTTGAATCTTCACGATACTCCTGTAACCGTGTCTTGTCTTCCTCAAGAAACATCCCCGCTGCCTGTATATCATGTATCTGTCCTTGTACATCTGTATTAAAATCTAAAATAGATTCTGCCGATGAATTTTTCTTAGCTATATTTACTTCATGCCCTCGTTTATCTATCTCTATTTTTTCATACAAATTCATACGGGCATCCATTTCGTTTAACTGTGTATCTATTTCTGTTAAGGTGCAAGCACTCGTAATCATTCTATTTGTACGGTCATCTATAGCTTTCTTTTTAAACTCCTCATCTATATGTTGTTCACACGTAGGACAATTATCGTTCTCCTCAAAAAACTGTATATCTTTTTTAGCCGTGACAGATTTAAGATCCATTCTATATTTTATCTTACCCAAGTCTGCCATATCGTTATGTAGTTTAGTGTGTTTGGGTACAATATCTTTCTCCCAATCTGTTATGAAAGACTTTAATTCTTCTATTTCATTTTCTAGCCTTTTCATATCAGCCCAATTTTTCTTCATCTTCTTTTCTAATACTTTAATAGATGTACTGCTGGCTTCTTTTGCCTCTGAAATCTTATCGTTTTGTAGTTTAATTTTATGTTCTAATAACTCATTTTCATAAGAAATATCTTTAGACCTTTCCTTACTATCTTTCATCTTATGTTTAAGTAAACCATTCATCAATGAAAAAATCTTAATATCTAAAATCTCCTCTACAACCTCTCTACGAGCAGCAGCTGTCAATTGCATAAAAGGAATAAAAGATGATGACCCAAGTATAACTACCTGAGTAAACGATCTATGATTCAATTTAAGTATATTATTTTCTAAATGTTTTTGATAATCTCTGGCGGAAGCATCTTGATTTAATAATTTACCATCTATAAAAATTTCAAACTTATTTGGTTTAACTCCTCGGCGTATTAAAAATTTCTTACGTCCAACATTAAAATAAACCTCTACCAAACAATCACGACCATTGACACTGTTTACCAACTGGTCTTTCTTAATACGTCTAAAGGGTTTACCAAACAAACCAAATGTCAAAGCATCTAATACAGTAGACTTACCAGAACCATTATCTCCTATAATAAGAGTAGAGGGAGAATTGTCTAAAACTATTTCTATTGGAGTATTTCCTGTTGACAAAAAGTTTTGCCAAATTACAGATTTAAATACTATCATATATCATCTTCTGGTGGAGTTGTTTCTGCATATAAATCTTTTTTAAGATGTTGTCCCAAACCAGCATCAAATTTATACTCAGGCTTCTTTCCATAATCTGTATTATATCCTGCATCCCAATATAAACACCATGAATGAGGTAGTCTATTATTAAAATGATGATTAAATACTTGCCAATCTACTGTTATACTCAAAGCACCATCACCTTCCATATAATATTCTAGATAGCCAGGAAATATAACTAGCATATTTTCTTTTAATTCTAACTCCCATTTTGTTCTTTGACTAGGTGATGGTGTGTTTATAAATTTCTCTTGTGCCATTATTGATCTATGTCTTGGGTCTCTAAAAATCATACGATTACCATAAGTAGCATACCCCGGCCAATCTTTTTTCTCAGGAACTTTTAAGAAAAGCATACTACACCAATCAGTTCCTTCATGGGTTTGTATAGCACTGTCTCGACCTATATTCCATTTTACTCTCCTAGGCGATAGTCCTGTAGCTTCTTTATAATCACTAGCATCACAAATATATTCAAATCTATTATGAATATATCTAATCACTTCATCGAAATCTTTACCTGGAAATGGTACCCAATCTAAATTTCCATCCTCATCTCTAGGAACATCATGTTCACTTATATCAAAATCATGAATCATATCATCATCAGCTTCTTGAAATCTATCTAGTAAATATGGAGTATCATAAATCTGTGACATCCATGTAGCATCTTCATGCCACACCTCTGTAGGAAATATTAAATCTCTTTTCATTCTCTCACCTCCAAATCAAACGCCATAATCGTTCGTCTATTTCTTGTAAAATTTGGGTTTACAAAATGTATTAAAAAACTTGGCATAAGTATCATAGTACCTTCTTCTGGTATAAGATCCATAAAAGCAGCTGCATCTGTCACAGGATCATTCCATGGTTGCATTACTTGAGTAGCAGTATGTTCTTTAGGATTAAAATTAACGTATAATATACCACTAACTCCTACAGACCTGTGATTATGCGGGACTTGATAATCTCCATAATGATACTCTACAGTCCATACATCTATAATTGAAATTTCTGTCAGTTCTGTTTCTTTTAGAAATTCTTTAAATTCTGGTTCAAAAAGCTTACTAAAATCTTCTTTATAAAATCTCTCTTGTGCGGGTCCTCGTGGCTTACCTACTTCTGGCCATAACGGAGCTCGATCTGTTAAGAAGGTCATATTAGACCTTCGTATCAATTCTGTCTTGTTAATCCAACTGTAAATTTCTTTTTTCTTATTCTTCCAATCATCTATTTGATAACGAAAAATTGGAATCTCAAACAATGTCTGATGCATTATAAATGTATTTCCCTCTTATATCCCATGCTGTAGTTAAATTTCCTGCAATAGAAATTCTATCTTCATCTATAGTATGTTCAGGTACAGAATGATTTAAATGTGAAGGAAAAAGAACTAAATCTCCTTCCTTAGGTTCCCATGTTTCTCCCAAATCATCAAAGATAAAAGGAGCTGACCCGTCTGGAACTTTAACATAATATGTAAACGAATATACTCCCGGCATATGGTCATGGGAGTCTGTATAATCTCCCTTATGATAATGTTTCCCCATAAAGCTATAATAATCCAATCAAAAGTAGAACCCTCTATAGTCGGTCTAGTTAAATGCGGCAAATGATTTACAACAATATCTACTCCTAAATTTCTAAAACTTTCATACTCAGTTAATAACCATTGTGTCATTTCTGCCTTAACATTTGTTTTTTTATCTTGTGCATCTCCAGACTCTCGTATTTGTTTTTCAAAAAGATCGTTGTCATGTCTATGCAAATTTTCTATGTATATAGGCACACTCGATTCAGGCTTATATTGTAATTCTACTATTGGCATTACGGTTTAAACCCATATTCAGTAAATTCGGAGTCTGCTACTCGTAATGTTATATTACCTGATACAGAAATTCTTTCACCTTCACTCTTAAAGGCAGATACATAATGTCTTAACCAAGAAGGAAACATAACTAAATCTCCAACCTCTGGCATTGAGGACTTTCTTCCAATAGAGAATGGTATGTGTTCTCCATAATCAAAAATTAACATTCCAGGTCCTTCATTATTATGAACCCCCTTTATGGCTTCATTTTCTTTTTTTATACCCTCTGGAACTTGCAAAAATAATACAAATGATATATCACCTGTATGATGGTGTGGTGGATTATATTCTCTAGGTTTTTGAAAATTAACCCAAAGAGAATCTAATACCCATTCTAATTTTGTATTGGGAATCGGTGTATTGCCCGATACTTGAGCCTGCCTACTATAGATATGTTCAAAACTATCAGGTTTATACTCTCTTAATCCATCAAGATATAAATTTACATATGGAGCAAATTTAGGCACAAACCAATCATTGTAATTTTCGTACCACAATTCTTCATCTATTTGACCTGCTAAATTAGCTCTTGCATCCAATTGTTGAAATCGTCCTGTATCTTTTCTCTGTTCTAATGCCTTTTCTAACAATCCAGTCACTATTGTAGGATCTTTAATCCTAGTTTGT